ATTATAACAAATGGCAGAAGTCACAGGATATGTAACTCAATTTCCCAGCCAGTCGGTTGATGATGCAACAAAAGCAAGTAAAAAATACGGATTGGAAGTGGCAAGAGGCATACAAAATGAATGGTTTAGAAAAAGTGCAGGCACAGGACGGTTTCTTCAAAATCAACGAGAATTTCATAGGCTAAAATTATACGCTAGAGGTGAACAATCAATACAAAAATATAAAGATGAATTTTCTATAAACGGTGATTTATCATATTTAAATCTTGATTGGAAGCCTGTACCTATAATACCTAAGTTTGTTGATATAGTCGTAAACGGTATGCAAGATAGGTTATTTTCAATTAAAGCATTTGCACAAGATCCAACATCAACTAAAGAAAGAACTAATTTTGTAGAAGGAGTACAAGAAGATATTTTAGCAAAAGAATTTATTGGTGAAATAGAACAAAAATTAGGTATAGATGTTGCAAATGTAAAAGGGGATGATATTCCTCAGTCAAAAGAAGAACTAGAATTGTATATGCAAATAGGATATAAACCTTCTATTGAAATTGCACACGAGCAAGCTATTGACAATGTATTTAAACGAAATAACTATCACGAATTAAAAAAACGATTAGATTATGACCAAACTGTTTTGGGTATATCTTGTGCTAAGCATACTTTTAATAATACTGACGGTATTAAACTCGAATACGTAGATCCTGCTAATTTAATATATTCTTATACAGAAGATCCTAATTTTCAAGATGTATATTATTTTGGTGAAATAAAACAAATAAAATCTAACGAGCTTAAAAAACAATTCCCTGGATTATCAGATGAAGAGTTTGAAGATTGTGTAAGAAGATCTGGTAAAATTAATCAGTATGATTATACAAATAATGATTCAAATGATTCTTATGACTCTAATACATTAACTGTAATGTATTTTAATTGGAAAACGTGGGAACAAAGCGTTTTTAAAGTAAAAGAAACATCTGCTGGTGGAAAAAAAGCAATTAAAAAAGATGATAAATTTAATCCGCCTAAAGATCAAAGAACAAGATTTGAAAAAGTAGCACAAGCTAGAGAAGTTGTTTATGAAGGAATGATGGTTTTAGGAGCTAATAAGCTTTTAAAATGGGAGAAAGCTAAAAATATGGTTCGTCCTGATTCTAACGTAAATAAGGTTATGATGAATTATATTGTAACTGCTCCGCGTTTTTATAAAGGTAAAATTGAAAGTTTAGTTAGTAGAATGATAACTTACGCTGATCTTATTCAATTAACTCATTTAAAGTTACAACAAGTAGTACAGAGAATGACTCCATCTGGTGTATTTGTAGATGCAGATGGATTATCTGAAATAGATTTAGGTAATGGCACAAATTATAATCCACAAGAAGCTTTAAATTTATATTTCCAAACAGGATCAATTATAGGTAGATCTACAAATGTAGAAGGAGATCCTAACCCAGGTAGAATACCAATACAAGAATTACCTGGTGGGGGAGGACAACAATCTACACTTTTAATTCAAGCATATAATTATTATTTAAATATGATAAGAGATGTAACTGGATTAAATGAGGCAAGAGACGGTTCTGACCCAGATCCAAATGCTCTAGTAGGAGTGCAAAAATTAGCAGCAGCAAATTCTAACACTGCAACAAGACATATACTGCATAGTTCCTTATATGTAACAATTTCTTTAGCAGAAGCAATATCTATTAGAATAAAAGATGTATTAGAATTCCACCCTCAAAGAGATGCTTTTATAACTAGTATAGGTAGATTTAGTGTGGGAGCTTTAAAAGAAGTTGGAAGTTTACATCTTCACGACTTTGGTATATTTTTAGAACTAGATCCTGATGCAGATGAAAAACAATTAGTTGAAAACAATATACAAGCTGCTTTATCAAGAGATCAAATATATTTAGAAGATGTAATTGATATTAGACAAATAAAAAATATAAAATTAGCTAATCAATTATTAAAATATAAAAGAGCCAAAAAAGCAAAACAAGATCAAGAAAGAGCGCAACAAAATATTCAAGCTCAATCACAGGCTAATGCTCAAGCTGCGCAAGCTGCTGAATTAGCAAAATCGCAAGCAGAAAGCATTAAAGCGGAAGCTAAAATAAAATTGGCACAAGCACAGAAAAACTTTGATATTGAAAAATTAGAAAGAGAAGCTCAAATTAAAAAAGAACTTATGCTTGAAGAATTTAAAATGAATATGAAGTTAAAAGGTGCTGAGCTTAACACTAAAAAAGAAATTGCTGGCACTAAAGCACAGCAAACTTCAAAACCAAAAGAATTTGAGTCTAGCGGTAATGATGTTTTAGGTGGAATAGACCTAAGCAGATTTGAACCTAGATAATTTTAAACTATTATATATTATTTAATTATGGAAAAATGGAAAGTTAAAGGAATCGTTACAGACGAGCCAAAATCTAAACAACAAACAGAACAAGCTGTTTTAGATAAAGCTGTGGAAAAAGGTGAAATAGAACCAGAAGCTGCAGGTAAAAAAGATAACGATGTTATAAAAGTTGATTTAGATAAACTAAAAAACGAAGAAAAAGATGCCATTCAAAAGCAAAGCACAAATGAGGTATCTGTACGCGACGGATCCGAAACTAGCGAAGAAGTTCAAAAGGAAAACAAAGAGGAAGTTAAAAAACCTGCCGGAGAAAATAAACAAGAAGAAAAAAATAAAGGTAACAAAGAAAAACAGGGGGAAGAAATAGACTCACCTATTGAACTTGTACAAGAAGAAGAAAATAAACAGCCAGAAAAAGTTGATAATCAACCTAAGATTGATCAACGTTCGGCTGAAGTAAATAAAAAATCTGAACCACAACCTGAAATAAATTTACCAGAAAACATTGATAAACTTGTAAAATTTATGGATGAAACTGGTGGTTCAATTGAAGACTATGTTGATCTTAATAAAGATGTATCTAATTTTTCAGATGGAGAATTATTAAGACAATATTATACAAAATCTAAACCTTGGGATCAAAAAGAAATTACGGAGTACATGGAAGATAATTTTTCATATTCTGAAGAAGAAGATGATCCTAGAGATATAAGAAGTAAGCAAAGAGCTTACAAAGAAGAAATTTATAATGCTAAAAAGTTTTTTGATACTAATAAAGAAAAATACTATGCGGATCTTAAGTTAAGACGTAAACAAGAAATTCCACAAGAGTATACAGAAGCTTATCAGAATTATAACAATTTAAAACAAGAACAAGAAAAATCACAACAACTTACACAGCTATTTTTAGAAAAAACTGATTCTGTTTTTGGTGATAACTTTAAAGGATTTGATTTCCAAGTTGGAAATAATAAATATAGATATAAAGTTAATAATATTGCTGAAACAAAAAAAGTTCAATCTAACATTTCAGAATTTGTTAATAATTATTTAAATGACAAAGGTGAGATGGAAAACGCTACAGGTTACCATAAAGCTTTATTTGCTGCAAGAAATGCAGATAAATTAGCTGAGCATTTTTATCAGCAAGGCCGTGCCGATGCTTTACGTGAAAATGCTAAAGAAGCTAAAAATATTGATATGGAACCAAGAAAAGAAGGCTTTATAGAAACTAAAGCTGGACAAAAATTTAGAGTTGTTACGGGTGATTCAAGTTCAAAACTTAGAGTTAAACTTAAACAATAAAAATTTATAAAAAATGTCATTAACTGGAATAGAACATTTGACGCCTTCGCCTAGCAAAGGCCAATTGTTTCAAGGTAATTATATTACCAATTTTGATTTTACAAACCAGTTCTTACCTGATGTTTATGAAAAGCAAGCTGAAATTTATGGAAACAGATCTATTGGTGGTTTCTTAAAATTAGTATCTGCAGAGATGCCTTCAGCTTCTGATGAAATAAGATGGGTAGAACAAGGTAGATTACATATAGCTTATAACAATGTAGCTGTATCTGGAAACGTATTTACAGTAACTTTTGATACATTACCTGACGGCACATCAGCTGGTACCGCACAAGTACCTGCTGTTAGAGTAGGACAAACTATTATGGCTCAAGGTGTTACAAACGCTGGAGTAAATACAGGAGCTGTATTGAAAGGTGTTGTAACATCTGCTGGGGTAAACACAAATGCCACAACAGGTACATTTGTAGCTAAATGTTTAGAAGCTGCAAACTGGGGCACAGTAGCATCTTCACATCATGCAACTGTATTAGTATATGGTTCTGAATTTGCAAAAGGTTCCGACGGTATGACCGGAGAAATTGATGCAGTATATCAGTCTTATACTAATAAGCCTATGATATTAAAAGATAACTATGCTATCAACGGTTCTGATACTGCACAAATAGGATGGATTGAAGTTACTTCTGAAAATGGAGCTTTATGGTATTTACAATCTGAGCACGAAACTCGTCAAAGATTTGAAGACTATTTAGAAATGTCTATGATAGAGTCTGTTAAAAAAGCTAGTACTTCAACATTATCTGCTGCACAATCACCAGGAGGTACTGAAGGATTGTTTGCTGCATTAACATCTAGAGGAAATGTTTATGCAGATCTTTCTGGAGATTTATCAGCTTCTGGTCTTCCAATGACCGGCTTTGATAATATATTAAAGCAATTTGATAAAAATGGAGCTATTGAAGAAAATATGCTTTATATTGACAAAACATTATCTTTAGCTATTGATGATGCACTTGCTGCTAAGAACTCTTATGGTACTGGCGGTACTTCTTATGGTGTATTTAACAACAGCGAAGAAATGGCTTTAAACTTAGGATTCTCAGGATTTAGAAGAGGAGGATATGACTTCTATAAAACTGACTGGAAATATCTAAATGACTTTGGAACAAGAGGTCAATTTGATGATGTTGAAGGTGTTATAATTCCTGCTGGAACTTCTACAGTTTACGACCAAGATTTAGGCCAAAATATTAAAAGGCCTTTCTTGCACGTAAGATATAGAGCTTCTGAAACGGATGATAGAAAAATGAAAACTTGGATTACAGGTTCTGTAGGTGGTGCTTATACTACTACTACAGATGAAATGCGAGTTTCATTCTTATCTGAAAGATGTTTAATAGTACAAGGTGCTAATAACTTTGTTTTATTAAAATAATTATTTTTAACATAAAGATGAGGTGTCTTAATTGGCACCTCAATCTTTATTTATTTTATTAAATTATATTATGGAAAAATGGGAATTAAAAGATAGGACATATAAATTAAAAA